CGACATTCAAACAAAAGAAATGATTTAAGAACGGAATGTGATAATCACGAAACTGCTGTCAACGCAAAGACTGCAAAAGCGCATGTTGTTGCATACGAGGTGCCTAGTATTTAATAGATATGAGTTTTAATAAAAGACTTTTTATAGGAGGGGGTGGTGGAATTCAAGGCACAGACCATTTTGCACAACAAGATTACTCAGGCTCGGGTGCAAATAGGACTATTAACACAGGATTTAGACCTGCGTTTATACATACTGATGATCGTAACACTGCTGAAAACCCTATGCTTGCGTCATCTATTATGCAAACGGCAAATGCTAGTTTTTATTTTTCATTAACTAATGCTCAATATTATAATTCTACATCGTTTACAGGGTTCGTTTCTAATGGATATACGTTAGGCGCAGACAACGTTGCACATTATAATTATTCTGGTAGAAGCTATACCTCATTTGCTTGGAAAGGCAACGGAACAAGTTCAGCTGTGACTAACAATGACGGGAACACAACAAGTCTTGTAGATGCTAACCCTGAAGGGGGGTTTTCTATGGCAAGAGCGACATTTGCGGGTATAGGTAAAACAGTTGGACACGGGTTAGATTCCGCACCTGAGTTTTTCTTTATGAAAGGGATGGGACCCTCTTCCTTTTACGGTTGGCATCACGGTATGGGAAATGCGTACCAACAGCTTCAAGCAAGTAACGCGAGCGATGTTGCTTATAATAACTTAGCCTCTACTTCAACAACTTCTCGTTTTGACGCTTCAAGTTCAAATGATACTTATATTTTTTATAATTGGCATAGCGTAGAAGGATACAGCAAGATTAGCGATTATACAGGTAACGGAAGTACACAAAGTATAAACCTAGGATTTGAACCTAGATTTGTTTGGCTAATCCCTAACGGGCAACATAATATCTACTTTACTTCTTTACATAAAGACAGTAACGGATTCAGTAAATGGATTTATCCTAACATAACTGACACTATATACTCAGGTGTTCACATTGGTAATGGAATAAAGCTAACTAGTACAGGATTTGACATAGGCAATTCTTCTCTCGTTAATGATACTAATAGAAGTTATTATTACTTAGCATTTGCGTAGAAATATATTTTTATAATTATGTCTAAAAAAAAATTTAAAGATACCAACGTTGGGAAATTTTTATTACAAAAGATTCCTAACGTTGTTGGAGCCATCGCAGGTGATACGCCTGTTGGTTCTGTAATACAAGCTATAATCGGTGGTAGTGATATGTCACCAGAAGATAAAGAAGTTGCTCTTAAAAAATTAGATATTGAAAGAGCAGAAATTGACGGTACAACAAGAAGGTGGGTAGCAGATGCCCGATCAGGAAGCTGGCTTGCAGCTAACGTGCGACCATTAACGTTAGTATTTTTAGTAATAGCATATGTTGCAGGGTGGTATATGGGCTATCCATTAGACGATATAACAGGACTGCTTACTATAGTTATAGGTGGATATTTTGGGTCAAGAGGTGTAGAAAAAGTATTTGGGAATAACAAACACAAATAATACGTAATAAAGAAATATAACCTTAACTTAAATTTAATAAAATGAATAAAATTTTAACAAAAGAACAATTAAATCAAATCGTTGTAATTTTAAATGAATTGCCAATCAAAGAATTTAACCGAGTGCAGGCTATTATAGAGGTTTTAAATACAGCGGAAACTTTAAAAGAAGAAAATAACGATGAACCTGATACGGAAGATTAGCATTGGTAGAGATTATAAGAATGACGCAATGCACTATTCAACAGGCCAAGAAGTTTTTGGAGGCCATACAATAGTTGAAATTATAGAAGAAGACGAAAGTTATAATATTTTTATTGAAAAAAATGAAGAGGTGTTGCCTTGGAAAACTTTTAATAAAAACATGGCAATCGCGGTTGAATACAATTTACAATATTAATGAAACATTTACATGCCTATTTGATAGAGCCTTTAGATGGAAGGTATACAAATAATAAAAAAATAGGTGACTCTAATTTAATTTTAAATACGCAGATAGAAGATCATAAGTTTGTTAACAGGCGGGCTAAAATCATTGAAACACCAATTAACAATCCTTTTTTACAAAAGAACGATTTAGTTATTGTACATCATAATGTTTTTAGAAGATATTTTGATGTAAGAGGGCAAGAAAAAGATAGCGGAAGTTATATTGGGAATAGCCTTTATAAGTGTTATGATGATCAAATATTTTTATACAAACGCGATAACAAGTGGTATACTCCTCCTGGCTATTGTTTTGTAAAACCGTTAAAGCAAGACGATAGCTTTCTAAGTGATAAAGAAAAAGCCCATATGGGCGTTTTAAAGCACTTAGGAGACGATTTAAGAAGCTTTAATATTAAAGATAATGATTTAGTAGGTTTTACGCCAAACAGTGAGTATGAGTTCGTTATTGACGATCAAAGATTATATAGAGTCCCTTTAAATTCTATAGCAATAAAATATGAAAGACAAGGAACTGAAGCAGAATATAATCCAAGCTGGATATAAAGCAGTTGATGAACTTATAAGGGTAGCTGAAGAAAAAATAATTATTGGGGATCCTGAGGAAGACTTGGCCGCGGATAGATTAAAAAACGCTGCCGCTACAAAAAAGTTAGCAATATTTGATGCTTTTGAAATATTAACAAGGGTAGAAACAGAAAAAAACATGCTAGAAGCATCTGAAAAAGGATCTACACAATCTTTTAAAGGTTTTGCAGAAGGCAGATCTAAATAATGTACGAACAAAATTTAATTAAATCCATAAGCCCCATACGTTTAAACACAATTAAACGATTTAATAAGTTAAATAAATGGGAGTACGGGTACAATAAAGATTATGATGTAGTCATTATTAGTAAAAGTGGTAAAATAGGTGAAATTATTGAAATACAAAATTTAAAAATTGCACTTCCTGCCTTGCCTCCTAATATGTTAAAAGAAAATAATAGATGGGTTCCACACGATTATCCAAAAGAGCTTGGCAAAATAAAAACAAGATTTGATTGGGAAACGTATCCAGACAATTTTAAAAATAAATGGTATGCATATATTGATGGAGAATTTACCAAACGCGAAGAAGGTCATTGGTTTTATAATAAAAATACACCTACTTATATTACTGGTAGCCACTATATGTACCTGCAGTGGACCAAAATTGATGTTGGGAAGCCAGACTTCAGAGAGGCTAACAGAGTTTTCTTTATTTTCTGGGAAGCATGCAAAGCAGACTATAGGTCTTATGGAATGTGCTATCTTAAAAACCGCCGGTCGGGGTTTAGCTTTATGTCTTCAGCAGAATCAGTCAATTTGGCAACAATTACAAAAGACGCACGGTTCGGAATATTGTCCAAATCTGGATCTGATGCTAAGAAGATGTTCACAGACAAGGTTGTACCAATATCCCTCAACTACCCATTCTTTTTCAAACCGATACAAGACGGAATGGACAGACCAAAAACAGAGCTTGCATACAGAGTCCCAGCATCAAAACTCACAAAAAAATCAATTGTACAAATCTCTGAAAAAAACGAACTAGAAGGATTAGATACTACTATTGACTGGAAAAATACAGGCGACAACTCATATGATGGTGAAAAGTTAAATATTTTAGTGCATGATGAAAGCGGAAAATGGGAACGGCCTGATAACATATTAAATAATTGGCGTGTTACTAAAACAACACTACGATTAGGCAGTAAAGTTATAGGAAAATGTATGATGGGATCAACGTCTAACTCTTTAGAAAAAGGAGGTAGTAATTTTAAAAAATTATATGATGACTCGGACGTTACTAGAAGAAACCGTAATGGGCAGACTAGCTCAGGATTATATTCTTTGTTCATACCTATGGAATGGAATTACGAAGGATTCATTGATTCTTATGGATACCCTGTATTTGTTACGCCGGGAATTCCAATCAAAGGAAATGACGGGGCAGATATTGAAACAGGTGTTATAGATTTTTGGGAAAATGAAGTTGATGGGTTAAAGCATGATAGTGACGCCTTAAACGAATATTATAGACAATTTCCAAGAACAGAAGAGCACGCATTCCGTGACGAAGCTAAAAACAGTATATTTAATTTAACAAAAATATACGAGCAAATAGATTACAACGAAGATTTTACAAGGAAAGGCTACGTTACAAAAGGATCGTTTTCGTGGGAAAACGGAATTAAAGATTCAAAAGTAATATTTACACCAAATACAAACGGC